GTATTTCAAAAGGGAATAAATGTTTGCGTGATTGATCCCTGGAATATGTTAGACCATTCAGCACAAAAGGACCATTCCTATATTGGGCGCGCATTGTCCGAAATAACGCAATTTTGCCAACAGACAAACACACATTTGTTTTTGGTGGCGCACCCTCGAAAAATTGAATCCGAAAACGGAAAATATAAAAAACCAACGCTTTATGACATTAGCGGTTCCGCCGATTTTTTTAATAAAGCGTACAATGGATTGATTGTTTACCGCTGCATTGGCGAACGTACAAAGTTTAAATCGGACGTTGTTAAAATATACGTTGAAAAGGTTAAACGAAAAGAAAACGGACAATTAGGCGAATTTGATATTGCGCCGGATTTTACCAACGGCGGAATTTATAAGGACATTGATTTGGAAACCAAAAAATTTGAAGTTATAACCGACGATTTACCTTTTTAATTATGGACATTTTAGTTGCGTGCGAAGTTAGTCAAAGAGTTACAAACGAATTGCGTTTGTTAGGTCACAACGCGTTTTCGTGTGACATATTAGAAACAACCGGACCAAATAAAAATTGGCATATAAAAGACGACGTCTTAAAACATATAAATCAAAATTGGGACTTAATGATTGCGTTTCCGCCTTGCACACATTTGGCGGTTTCCGGTGCAAAACATTTCAAAGAAAAAATAAAAGACGGCAGACAACAAAAAGCAATTGAATTTTTTATGTCATTGGTATTTGCACCAATTGATAAAATTGCAATTGAAAATCCAATTGGTATAATGTCAAAAATTTACAGAAAACCGGATCAAATAATTCAACCGTATTATTTTGGTGATTCATTTCAAAAATCAACGTGTTTGTGGTTAAAAAATTTAAATAAATTACAACCAACAAAAATAGTTGACAAAGGCGAATTTATAACATTTAAAAGCGGAAAAAAAATGTCAAAATGGTATTCATTAGCAAAAGAAAATGACGCGCGAAGTATTACATTTCCAGGAATTGCAAAAGCAATGGCGGAACAATTTACAAAACCATTAATTCAAACAAAACTTTTCTAATGGCAAAAATATTAAATCCAACAGACGAACACCGGACCGCCGTTCAATGGTGCATTAAAAACGACATTAAAGTTGCAATACACCCAACAACAAAAGGATTGCGCATTGAAATTGACGAACGCGGAAAAAAAATGTTGTCGCCGAATAGCTACAATAAGGTTGAGGCCAACAATAAAGTTTGGGAAATATATTTGTATATTTACAAAAAATATTTCAGAAAATGCGACTAAATTTTAATACTATCATTTACCCAATTTATGGTTGTTTAGTAGGTTTAAACTATTGGGATTCGAAAATGGATCACGTTGTGATTGAATCAGCAGCCGAAGACCAAAACGAACATTGTTTGGAAATCCATTTATTTATTATTGGTATTTCTTTTATTTGGTATTCTAAAAAGTAAATGCGAAAAATTGTTAGCGTTAAAGAAATAAAACAAACGCCGAACAATCCGCGTTTAATCAAAGACGCAAAATTCAAAAAACTTATAAAGTCAATAAAAGAGTTTCCACAAATGTTGGAAATTCGGCCAATTGTTGTTGACGAAACTATGACGATATTAGGCGGAAATATGCGTTTGCGTGCGTGTATGGCCGCCGGATTGTTCGAAGTTCCAATATATATTCAAAAAGGTTTAACAGAAGCGCAAAAGCGTGAATTTATAATTAAGGACAATTCCGGTTTTGGCGAGTGGGATTGGGACATTTTAGCGAATGAATGGGACGCAAAACAATTGATTGATTGGGGGGTTGATTTACCGGTTTTTGATTTACCATTAGACGACGAACAACCAAAAGAAAACGACGACGACAAAGACGTTTGCGAGTTGTGCGGAAAATAATTTTCGTAAAATTTTCGTAATTTTTTAAAAAAAACTTTCATTTTTGTATTGTAATTGAAAAAAAAGTTTTAATTTAGCGGTATAGAAATTAATAAACCATTAAAAAAAACAATTATGAAAATTACAAATTTAGATTTTTTAAACTACATTCAAGGATTAACAAAGTCAGAATTAAAAGGGTTAAACTACAAATTAAGCATTAAACCAATGCGTTTAACTCGATCAATAAATGGCGATTGTTATATTGAGTATTTACACGAAATCAAAAGAAACGGAAAAACTTTAATTGTCAACAGTTCAATTGACGGCGAGGTTGAGGACGAAGACGGATTTATAATTAGCGAAAACGACGTGTTTACATTTAAAAACAATAGTTATTCATTAAAAGGATATAAATTTGGCGGATTAGATTTTAACGTATTAAAAGAACATAGAGTTTTAGAATATTAAAAACACCAAAACAAAATTCAAAACCTTTCAGAATTGAGAGGTTTTTTTTATGTCTTTTAATTTAATTAACTTTGCGTTATGCAAACAAAATCGGACATATTAAAAAACAATTTGATTGAAGCGTTGGAGCAATCATTGGGAATTGTCACAACGGCGTGCAAAAAAGTAGGTTGCGCGCGTTCAACGTTTTATGAATATTACAATAAGGATAAGGCGTTCAAATCAAAGGTTGACGAATTGCAAAATTTCACTTTGGATTTTGTCGAATCACAATTGCACAAACAAATTAAAGACGGCAACACAACCGCAACAATATTTTATTTGAAAACAAAAGGAAAAAAACGCGGATTCGTTGAACGTCAAGAAATACAAATGGACGGCGGCATCGAATCAAAAATAATTGAATGGACACCGGCAAAGGACAAATAAAAGAATTTTGCAACGTTCAATTTTACCAAACATTAAATTCAACGGCGCGAATTAAAGTACATCAAGGCGGGACACGTTCCGGCAAAACCTATGCGATTTGTCAATACTTAATTTATAAACTAACAACCACAAAAAAACCAATTACGATTTCAGTTGTTCGGAAAACGTTACCGGCGTTAAAACGTTCGGTATTGCGTGATTTTGTTTCCATTGCTACAAAGTTAGGCGTTTATTATAAAGGCGAACACAACAAAGCGGAAAACGTATTTCGATACAATGGTTCAATGGTTCAATTCATTTCAACAGACGATCCACAAAAAATTCGTGGCGCTAAACACGATATTTGTTTTTTAAATGAATCCAACGAATTAAATTTTGAGGATTTTCGCCAATTAAATATGCGGACCATTAGCGAAATGATTATTGATTTTAACCCGTCCGATCCAATTCATTGGCTATACAATGAAGTCATTGAACGCGACGATTGCGATTTATTTATAACAACATACAAAGACAATAAATTTTTGCCGTCTGAATTGGTCCAGGAAATCGAACGTATTAAGGAACGTGATCCGGATTATTGGCGCGTCTATGGCGAGGGCCAACGTGCGCAATTTTCAAACCGTCAAATCTTTACGAATTGGAAATATATTCCATTAGCTGAATTTCCGGAGTTTGACGAAACGGTATTAGGCATTGACTTTGGATTTACAAATGACAGTTTGGGAATTTTAGAAGTCGGCAAAATAAAAGATAAATTATACATCAACGAATTAATGTATAAAAAAGGAATGACAAATCGCGACATTGCAAACTTCTTAAAGTCTATAAATAAAAACGACGTGTTGGCCTATTGTGATAGCGCCGAACCAAAATCAATTGTTGAGCTGCGACAAATGGGCGTATTGGCAAAAGGTGCGGTTAAGGGCGCCGGTTCAATCAACGCCGGAATTAGTTTAATAAAAGAACACGAAGTTTTTGTTAGTAACGAATCAACGAATTTAAAACGCGAACAACATTCGTACTATTGGCAACAATTAAAAGACGAAACAATCATCAACAAACCAATTGACGCAAACAACCATTTAATGGACGCGTTGCGCTATGCCGTTTATTCTAAATACAAAAACCGAAGTGAATTTTTTGTAGTATAAAAAACAATTTTAAATTTTGTATTTTTACGAAAATTTTATATATCAATAAAATATGGCATCATTACTCGACCGCTTTAAAAATCTAATTTCAAAAAACGCACAACAAACCGCAACCGAATACAACCGCGCAATTTACAATTGGTTAGGCGAATCAATCGTTTGGAATCCGGAAAATGACGATTCCTATATTACAGAAGGTTATAGAAAAAATTCAACGATTTACGCGTTGATTAATTTAATTACAAAAGCGGCGACAACAATTCCGTTTCAAGTTTACGAAAAGACAAACGAAAACGATTACAAAAGATATAAGGCGATGACGTCCGGAACGTTTGATGCTGCAACAATTCATAAGTCGGCAATGTTGCAAAAACGTTCGTTGGTTGAGTTACAAGACACCGAATTGCATAAATTATTGGAACGGCCGAATCCGGCGCAATCTTATAATAGTTGGATAACTGAAATGATAGCGTTCGGAAAATTAACCGGCAACCGATATATTTACGGAATTGGACCGGACACCGGCGCTAATGTTGGAAAATATACCGAATTATATGTTATGCCGTCGCAAATTATGGAAATTGTTTCCGGCGGTATTATGAAGCCGGTTTCTAAATACAAAATAGAATATAACGGAACGTATGAAATTGACGCGTCCGAAATATGCCATATAAAAGATTTTAATCCATATTATGACGGAACCGGATCACATTTATACGGACAATCGCCATTGCGTGCCGGTTTACGTTCATTAACAACAAACAATGAAGCGGTTCAAACCGGAGTTAAATATTTACAGAATCAAACGGCGCGTGGTTTATTAATGAGTGACGAAGGCGACATTAACGAAGTCCAGGCGCAACAATTAAAAGATAAATTCAGAAAACAATTTCAAGGATCGGACAATGCCGGCGACGTCATCATTACACCGAAAAAATTATCGTGGGTTAATTTTGGTTTAAATGCTGCGGACGTTTCATTGATTGAACAATACAACGCATCAATAAAAGATTTATGTAATATTTATAACGTGCCGGTTCAATTGTTAAACAACACCGATTCCGCATCATATAACAATATGAAGGAGGCCAAAAAGGCGTTATATCAAAACGCGGTGATTCCGGAATTGTTAAAAATAAAAGACGAATTAAATCGTTGGTTAGCGCCAAAATTCGGCGACAAACTTTGCATTGAATTTGATTTTTCAGTCATTCCGGAGTTACAAGAGGAAACGGACAAAGTCGTTGAACAATTGTCAAAGGCGTGGTGGATCACACCAAACGAAAAGCGCGCCGCAATGAATTACGGAAAAGACGACGAAACATCACAATTGGACGATTACTATATTCCGGCGAATCTTATTCCGATACAATCTAATGATGTTGAAATGCCGGTTGAAAACATTGATGTTGACGTAAACAAGTTTTTAAACGCAAACATCGAAAAAAAAAATCCAATAACTAAAGACGAAACGTTTTCAGATTATCCACAAACCGCAACGAATAACGCCAAACGAATGATTGAATGGCGCGAAAAATACGGCGACGAAGTGACCGCCGGAACTGCAACCGGTTGGCGTCGTGCATCAATGTTAGCAAACCGCGAACCATTAACAATTGAAATGTTAAACCGCATCAAATCATTTTTTGCAAGACACGAAGGCAACCAAACAATTGCGGACCGGTTTAAAGATACGCCGTGGCGCGACAATGGTTTTGTTTCCTGGAATCTTTGGGGGGGAACCGCAATGCGTGATTGGGTTAACAAAAAATTAAACGAAATAAACGAATAGATGCCAATAGACAAGGACAAATGGCAATCGTCTTTTGAACGCCAATTGGACATTGCAGAAAAAAAGCAAATCGCAATTGTTAAGCGTTTTTATAAGCGTGAATATAACAAAGGCATTGAATCGTTTATTGCAGACGGACAAACAAATTTCCAATTATTATTTGACAATAAAGATTTATTAAAAATATATCGTGATTTATACACCGATATTGGAATGCGATTCGCTAAATGGTACGTCAACAATTTTCAAAAGTTTATTACAAAAGCGGTTGACACATCAGCGGTTGACGATATATGGCGCGATGCATTTGGCGCGTTTGGTTCAGCAATGGGCGCGGAACGTGTTACATTAGTAAGCGGAACGGCTCGCAAAACGTTAATAGATATAACACAACGATTGATGCGTGATCCGGAGTTTATGACATTGGGCGCGGTTGAACGTGGGCGCATATTACGAAACCAATTCAACCAATATACACAATGGCAAGCCGAACGCGTTGTCAGAACCGAAGCGACGGCGGCGGCTAACTTTGCACAAACGCAAGCCGCACAATCAATTTTTCCGCCGGAACAAATGCAAAAAGAATGGATTGCAAGTTTTGACGATAGAACGCGCGACACACATTCAGAAGCGGACGGCCAAATTGTAATGGCTAACAATACATTTTTAGTTGGCGGTCAACCAATGATGTTTCCAGGCGATCCGGCCGGAGGTGCTGCGGAATGCATCAATTGCCGTTGTTCGGTTGCATATTTTCCAATTGAGGGCGCGCAAACTATTGGACAAATTGAAAATATTAATTTCGGTTTAGGTGGCGGAACACAAACCGGTTTTGGTTTAGGAAATTTTGCAAGCACTATTGGAACAACAATTGTTTCGGGTGCGCAAAATATAGCGGAACGAACCGCCGGCGCTTTTAAAAGTGTAAAAGAATTTAAACAAGGCATAACGGAATTATTTTCAAAATATGGAATTGATATTAATAAAATAACCGCGTCGCGTAAATTATCAATTCAACAATACAATTTAATTTATGACGAATTAGATAAATTGTTTTCTAAATATAATTTTGGTTCAATTGAAAATCAATCAGCAATTAAAATGTTATTTAAAAGCGGAACACGAACATATGGATATGTAGAACGTTTTAGGGTTAGCGGAAAATTAACAAAAATTAATTTAGGCGATTTTATAGAAGATGCGGCCGAACGTGCGCGAATATTAGAAAATAAATTTTCAAAACGTTGGTTTAGTGCCATTGATTCGGATAAAATGTTGTTAGCAACGCCGGTTCACGAAATGACACACGTTTTGCTGCATACATCAATGAAAGGTAAACGCGAAGCATTAGACAAAATAAGAGAAATTAGACGCCAATATTATGCAGAAATACGAGCATTAAGGGACGCCGGAAATATTAAAAAATACAATGAAATTTACATTGGACGATATGCGTTGCATTCATTAGACGAATTTATAGCGGAATCATTTACCGAATTTACATTGAATTCTAATCCGTCAAAATATGCGCGTTTAGTTGGCGAAGTCATAGACGAATATTTAAAAAACTAAAAAATGGCTACACTAAAAGAATCAAACAAAAACAATTGTTTTAATTGTAAAAATTTTAATGAATTTCAAGGCAATTGCAAAGCATTTCCAAACGGAATACCTTATGGCGTTGGAACATTAGAACCGCACAACAAACCAATTCAAGGACAAAAAAATAATATTGTTTTTGAAAGTGGCGAACCAAATCAAAGCTAATTTTTAAAATTCGTATATTTACAAAAATTTTTCAATATGAATACAATTCTATATAAAGCGGCGCCGGTTGGCGAATTAATAGACGCCGACGAAAAAGCCGGAATTATAAAAGGTTACGGAAGTTATTTTGGAAATAAAGATTCCGACAATGACGTGATTATGAAAGGCGCTTATAAAAAGACGATAGCCGAAAACGGCGAACGCGTCAAATATTTGTACCAACACGATATGAACCAACCAATTGGCAAAATGACTGAATTGTATGAAGACGACAAAGGTTTGGTATTCGTGGCGGAAATTGCAAAAACACAATTGGGAAAAGATGTTGTTGAGTTAATGAAGTCCGGCGTTATCACTGAAAATTCGGTTGGTATTATGCCAATTCAAAAAAACAACAAAGGCGATTTTAGAGAAATAACCGAAGTTAAATTGTATGAAATTAGCGCCGTAACATTAGCGGCCAACGATCAAGCGAAAATTTTAGACGTTAAAGGAAATATCGACGTTGACAAATTGTCAAAGCGTTATGATAACCTAACAAAACTAATTCGCAAAGGCGAAATTTCCGACGAAATGGGATTCGCTATCGAAGCCGAAATATTAAAATTAAAATCATTATTTATTGAGTTCACGAAGCCGGTTGATGAAATCACTTCGCCGAATGTTGAGGTAAAAAACAATGATTCCGAAGTGATAAATTATTTAATAAATTCCTTAAAAAATTAAAAAATGGAAGAAAATCTAAAAAATCAATTGGACCAATTTAATAGCGCCATTGATTCAAAAATCGAAAAGTCTAACAATGAGGTTGTTGAAAACGTTGTTGTAAAGGCAAACGAAATCGTTAAATCAGAAGTTTCTGAAATGGCGACTAAATTAAACGAGAGATTAGACGCAATCGAAGTGGCTAACAAAAAGCAATTCGAAAGCAAAAAAAGAATGACATTTAAAGGCGCTTTAAAAGAAGCGTTTGAAGGTGGAGCGATTGAAAACCTTTCAAAAGGAAATTCAAGAAGCGCATCATTTGAAATTAAGGCGGACATGACAGTTGCTGCGGATTTTACCGGCGAAGTTATTCCGGCGGATAGAGTTCCAGGATACAAATTCGATCCAACACGTCCAACACACATTCGTCAATTATTGGCGCAAGGTTCAACACAAAGCGATGTTGTTCGTTTCGTAAAAGAAAGCGGATATTCTAATGGTGCGGCAGCTACGGCAGAGGGTGCAACATTGACACAATCAGATTTCGACATGACGGCTGCAGACGCTAATGTTAGAAAAATCGGAACATATTTCCGTATTTCTGAAGAAATGTTGGCAGACACACCACAATTGACTTCTTATTTATCAGCGCGTGCGCCGGAAAAATTATTGGAAGTTGAGGACACACAAATTTTGAGCGGTACCGGTGCGGGTGCGCAATTAAGCGGAATCATAACAGACGCAACGGCATTCGCTGCGGGCGATTTGGCCGATTCTGTTGACAACGCAAATGACTTTGATGTTATTGTTGCAGCCCTTAACCAATTAGCTGCGGCTAACTACAACGCCGATTGTATTTTGTTAAACCCTTCAGATTTCCACAAAATCCTATTATTAAAAGATTCGCAAAATAACTACCTAAAAGATCAAGTTTACAACGGTCTTCAACCGGTATTTATGGGCGTGAAAGTTGTATTAAATACAGCAATTCCGGCCGGCGATTTCTTAATTGGAAACTTTGGCGTTGGTACTCAATTATGGGTGCGTGACGGAATTAACGTTGAGTTCTTCAGAGAAGACGGAACAAACGTTCGTGACGGATTCGTGACTGTAAGAGTAAGCGAAAGAATCGCCCTAACAAACTATTTACCAAATGCGTTTGTAACCGGTGACTTTGCTACTGCAAAAGCAGCGCTTGAAACACCATAATAAAGGTTAACTAACCAACAATTAAAGGCCTAAATTAATTTTTAGGCCTTTTTTTTATGCTTTATTTTTAGGCGCCCAACAGATAAGAACGTAAAAAAAACAAAAAAAACTTTAAAAAAAAAGTGAAAATATTTTTTTAATTCTAAAATGTGTTATATATTTGTATCAAACAAAACCAATAAAATTTAAAATTATGTTAAATCAAGCTTATCAAGATTATTCAGAAAAAAGAAAATCATTAATTAAAGAAACTATCACTAAACAAATTAATTATTATAATGATACTTATAAAATAGAGATAGAAGAACAGTATTATTTTGAAGGTGATGACAAAACTTTTAAACTTTACACTATCTACATTAATGATAGTTATGATAAAACTTATATAAGATTACCAAAATCTTTAAAAGAATTTTTTAATTTATAAAAAAACATTAACCGGCCCGTTTCGGCGGGCCATAATTTTAGAACAATGAAAACAAAAACAGGATTAACTATCATTCACGACGGCAAACGCGTCAACGTGTACACACAAAACGAAATGCGAAAGCATAATGACGAAAACAAAATCGAAACGTGGATTTCAAGCGTTTTAAACGCCTTAAATTTAAAAAGATGAGCAATACACCTAAACACTACGAAAACGGTCTTAAACACGACCTAATTGACGTTATCGCGTCGTATGAATTAAACTTTAATCGTGGCAACGTTTTAAAATACGTTGTTCGCGCCGGAAAAAAAGACAACGAAATTCAAGATTTGGAAAAGGCGCTCGACTATTTAGAACGCGAAATATATCATTTAACTAATAAAATAGATATCAAAAATTTTTAATTATGTGGGGATTAGATTATATTCCAGGCGATGAACCGGAATTTGAATGCGCGGTTTGTGGCGTTCCAATGTTTGAGGACGCCGGAGTTTGTTCAAACGATTGTTTCGAAGCCGATCAAATGTAACGTTAT